CTCCCACTTAAAGATGCAGGAGCTTATGCAAATAAAAACAATAAGGAGGATTCAACTGATGAAGAAGTTTTGGAACTTCAAAAAGGTGAAGAACGAAACAGGTCAGGAAGAAAGAGTACTAGAACTTAACGGTACAATCGCTGAAGATTCATGGTTTGAAGATGAAATCACACCAAGGATGTTCAAAGAAGAACTGTTAAGTGATAGTGGTCCTATCACCATTTGGATTAATAGTCCTGGTGGTGACTGTATCGCAGCTTCACAAATTTATTCAATGCTTATGGATTATAAAGATACTGTCACAGTCAAAGTTGATGGTATAGCAGCAAGTGCAGCATCAGTTATTGCAATGGCCGGAACGAAGGTCATGTTAGCACCTACTGCAATGATTATGATTCATAACCCATCAATGTCTGCCTTTGGTGAACGTAAGGACATGGAAAAGGCAATTGATATTTTGAATGAGGTAAAAGAATCAATCATTAATGCCTATGAAATTAAGACAAGGCAATCAAGAACAGTTCTTTCTCATTTAATGGATAGTGAAACTTGGATGAATGCCAAAAAGGCAGTTGAGCTAGGTTTTGCTGATGAAATATTGACTGATGAAAAGAAACAAACTCCAACTGAAGCCTATATGTTTGGTTCAAAAGAGTTTGAGATGTCATTAGTTAATAAAATCACTAAAAGAGTCCCTACTCTTAAAAAGGGTCGTAATGTCAACGAATTAAAAGACAAATTAGTCACAATCAAAAAATTAATTTAAGGAGGATATAAAAATGACTAAGCAAGAATTAATTGAAAAGAGAGCTAATCTTTGGAAAGGAATGAATGCCTTTCTTGAAGCTCAAAAGAAAGACGATGTATTAAGCCCAGAAGATGATGCTAAATACAAAGAGATGGAAACTAGATTTGATTCATTAACTAATGAAATCAAGCGTATGGAAAGAATGGAAGCAATCGAAGCTGAATTAAATAAGCCTCAAAATGCTCCAATCGTTAATAAACCAATGGTAGCAAATGAAGATGAAAAGCAAGGTCGTGCATCTAAAAACTATAAAAAGAGTTTCTGGAATGCAATGAGAAGTAAGGCTATTAGACCTGAAGTTGCTGATGCACTTCAAATCGGCACTGACTCAGAAGGCGGATATTTAGTTCCTGATGAATATGAAAACACACTTGTTGAGGCACTTGAGGAAGAAAACATCTTCCGTAAGATTGCTCATGTAATCAACACATCTTCAGGTGATAGAAAAATCCCTGTTGTCGCATCTAAAGGTTCTGCATCTTGGGTAGATGAAGAAGGAACTATTACTGATAGCGATGATGCATTTAACCAAGTATCTATCGGTGCATATAAGCTTGGAACACTTATCAAAGTTTCTAACGAACTTTTAAATGATAGTGCATTCAATCTTGAAGCCTATATTTCTAAGGAATTCGCAAGAAGAATTGGTACTAAAGAAGAAGATGCATTCTTCAATGGAAATGGTACAGGAAAACCTACAGGTATCTTTAATGCTACTGGTGGTGCTCAAGTTGGTGTTACTACAGCAAGTGCAACTGCAATTACTGCCGATGAAATTATCGATTTATTCTATTCTTTAAAGGCACCTTACAGAAAGAAAGCTGTATGGGTTCTTAACGATTCTACGGTTAAGGCAATCAGAAAACTTAAAGATAAGAACGATAACTATTTATGGCAACCTGCGTTAACTGCTGGAACTCCTGATACTATTCTTGGTAGACCTGTCTACACATCTAGTTATGTTCCTTCAATTGCAGCTGGTGCTAAGACTATCGCTTTTGGTGATTTCTCTTATTACTGGATTGCAGATAGACAAGGAAGAATCTTCAAGAAGTTATCTGAACTTTATGCTGCAACTGACCAAACTGGATTCGTTGCTACTCAAAGAGTAGATGGCAAGTTAGTGCTTCCTGAAGCAATCAAAGTTTTACAACAAAAAGCAGGTTCAACTAGCGGAACAGGCTCTAACTAATTTAGGAGGTGGCAGATATGGAGGCTAGAGATTTACTTGATTCAGTAAAACAAAACCTAATTATTGCATTCGATGATGACGATAATTTGATTTTATCTTTTATCCAATCTGCCATCGCTTATGCAGAAG